AATTTTCGGGAGGGGGTTACCCCTTTTGGCCCACCCCGGGTGTGTTTATTTAAAACGCCCCACGGTACCCCCGCGTAAAAAAAGTCCACAACCTCAAAAAGTGAGGACCACCCCCTCTTCCATACAAAAAGGGTCCCATCCAAAAAATTTTTTTAGAAATTTTACAAAACTCACTTTATGGTGTGGTATTATATTTCTATATGAAAAGACCATCACGAGGATCAACAGTTAAGCAGTATGCGTACGCTACGAGACTCCTGAGTGGCGCTGCTGTTTCTAAGAAAGAGGCAGCATTACTATCAGGATATTCAATGAAAATGGCAGAAAACACAAAGGCAAAAATAGAGAATACTGGAGGATTCAATAATGCGATCGTTAAGCTTGCAGCTGAAAGCAACAATCTCTTGTTGGGTATTATTGCGGAATTCAAGGAGAGGGGTCTTGAGGAGTTTTCCAATAAAGATCTGATCTCCGCACTTAACGCAATGAGTGGTGCGTGGGACCGAATTGAGAAACGTAACGAGCCGAAAGATCCAAATAAACTTTTGGAGGGGAATCCGCTCCGTGCGATATTTACGGAGAGGACACGGACTGTAGAGCTCGAACCAGCGAAGGCTCCGGTTGCCACTGATGTAAAAAGAATTCGGGAAGCGACGGTTGTTTCTGCTAAGGGGGAGGAGATTGATATGGATTTTTAGAATATGTCGAACGTTCAATTTCAGAAAGAGCATAACAGCCACATTATTGAGGCACTTCTTGCTAACCCTGATTTGATCTGGGACAAGCGATGGAGAATGGACAACTTGTACTGGATCATAACAAAGAGCGGAACCAAACAGCTCTTCAAAATGAACCGGGCGCAGTTCCACTTCTTTGAAAATTTTCTCAATCCGACTGATCCGACAAAGAAGTTCTATCGGCATATTATTCTGAAAGCCCGGCAGCTTGGGTTCACTACGTTTATTGATATTTGGATTCTCGATGAGATTCTTTTTAATACCAACAGGGAGGGGCTTATTATTGCTCACACCATCAAAGATGCGACTGAGATCTTCGATCGAAAAATTGACTACGCGATTCGAAATATGAGCGAGGAGATCAAGAAGGGAGCGTTTAAACTTGCGAGAAACTCAGCGAAAAAGATTCAGGTGATTGTTGATTATGGACCAGAGCAGGGGGCCACTTCTTCGATTCAGGTGAGTAACTCCGGGCGATCGGGAACGTTCTTTTATGTGCATATTTCAGAGTTTGCGAAACTGTGCCTTGCGTACCCGAAGACTGCGAGTGAGGTTGAGACAGGAACATTTCCTGCGGTTCCGTTTGATGGGTCTATTTTTATTGAGAGCACAGCGGAAGGTATGGCGGGAAGGTTCTATGAATTGTTTAATGAAGGGTGGCCGAACCGAGAGAACATCACACCGATGAAGTCCAGGGTCATGTTCATGCCGCATTTTTACAACTGGCAGTACGACGACTCGGAGATGGAAAAGATCACAGAAAATATTCCCACAAAGGATATGGAGATTGGTGAGATTGACTGGGCCCAGTACCAGATCGAGCACAATCTTACTGATCGAGAGATCACGTACTACTACATGAAATGGCTTCAGATGGGAGGAAAGAACTCGTCGGATGCGGTGCATAAATTGCACCAAGAGTTTCCAACTACTCCACAGGAGGCGTTCCTATCGACAGGTCAGACGTATTTCCCAACGACGAAAGTATATTCGATGATGCAGACCGCAGAGCGAGGGACGCGCGGGGAATTACTTAAGGATGAGAAAGGGGATATTACATTCCAAGAGCTTTCGACCGGTCGTCTTGAGGTGTTTAAAAAACCAAAAGCGAACATGCGGTATGTGATTGGTGGTGACACTGCGGAAGGTCTTGCACATGGGGACAGTCAGGTTCTGTATGTGCTCGAGCACGAGAGTGAGGAGTGTGCTGCGATCTATCGGTCTAATGTCCCACCGGATGAGTTTATCAGTGATGCGTTTACTGTGGGAAAATTCTACAACTGGGCGCTCATGGGGATTGAGTCGAACAAAGACGGGCTGTGGGTAAATGACGGGCTCGATAAACTCGGGTACGTAAATCTCTACTACCGAAAAGTATTCGATGACATCACAAAAAATGTGACAAAATTCTTTGGGTGGAAGACCACTTCAGCGACTCGACCGTTTGCACTTGCTGCGCTTCTTGCGGTATTTCTTCGAAAGACCACCGGGTTCCCCCTTCAGATACTCGGAGAAATGGTCACATTCCTACGAAACGCGAAAGGACGTCCAGAAGCGCTTGCTGGGAAGCACGATGATATTATTATGGCAGCATCAATTGCGTATGCGATCCTTCAAGAGATTGGAAAATACCAAGCGTCCACGTCACCGGGAGAGGGTACGTCAATAATGCGAGCGATGTTCGGTGAAACAGAAGAGAACCCACTGATTATTCCAAAAGAAACAACCGGAGGAGGTGTAAGAGAACACTAAATCGTATGGCAAGACGCTACAAAAGTCTCCACCATAACCTCAAAGAGGGGGAGAACGTAGTGTTCCATCGTGAACATCGATCGCCACGCAACCGAAGATTAAAAAAACTCACGATAATCAACAAATTTGATCGCAGAGGGCGTCGAAAGTCGAAACAGAGAGACAAAAAGGAGTGGGTTGAGCATGTTTTTGTGAAAAAGATTCGTTTTTAGAATCAATATTGACACGTTACCACTTGTTTACTGCAAAACATCATGTACCATTATGCATATGAGTGAATATCTTGGAGTATCAGATTCTAAACCAACACAAGAAGATGGAACTGCACTTCCAAAGGGTGCGAAGAAGCCTCTTGTAGATGCTGATAAGGAAGCAGTGGCTTTCGTCGAAGACAAAAAGAAGCTAATGAAGGACTCTCAGTATCGTCAACGATTCGACGAACTGTCTCGTGAGGTTAAACAGAACATTATAAATACGACGGTTTCGTACGGAGAAAAAGTATACGAAAAGACGGGGTGGGGATCGATGGTTTTTTATAACAAGCTAGGGAATGGATCATATGACATCAACGTCTACCCACAAAAACTTACCGACCGAAACCAAAACAGGTCAGGGGTCCCTGTCTCTCAGGAACCTATTGCTTTATCGAAAATACTTATTGCAACAAGTGTCGTTGCCGGAAAAGTACCAGATGCCCAAGTTATCTGTGATGACAAAGTATATGGAAAATCGTCTTATGAACTTTGGAAACGAACGTGGACGCTAAAGGGTGCTAATGGTCAAAATACACTTGAGCGAACGTACCAGAACCTATTCACATACGGATGGGCTGCTTGGCGTGTGTATCCTCGTCGTGTTGCAGTAACTCGAAATGGAATTGAGAAACTTCTCTTTGATGACATCTATCGAGAACCAATGGACCCAGATCGAACATGGCTTGGAGTAGGTCAGAACGTTGGTGACTATTGGAGTGCCTTCGAAGTGTACTACGAGAAAGATATTCTTAAGTCTGAGTTTTTCAAACTTGTCCCTGAGGCTGCTGCGATAAAAAGAAAGAAGGGATATTTCACCGAGGCTACAGTTACAACCGAAGCTCAGGATGAAAACCAAACGCTCTCTCAACATTCATACACTCTCCAGTTTTACGAAAACGTACTTCTCAATCGATATATCGTGAAGTGTGGAAAGTTCGTGATCTATAACGGGGAACTTCCAAATGATGACTCATACGGATCGGTGCTTGTTGCTCGATGTTTCGTAAAAGATATTCTCGATCCGTACGGAGTCGGACTTTACGAAATGATGCGAGGAAACACTGCGCTATTTACATACATCAACTCCCTTAATGCACAGCAAGTCGAAGCAGAAATCTTCCCGCTCCTCTTCGGTCCTCAGGTCCAAAACGGATCAAATACGTATCGCCGTTCTCCGAACGTCATCAATCCGAAGAATCCAGGAACTCAGATCGATGTAATCAAGACGTCCGGAAACGTACAGCAGGGTATCGATTTTGCACAGCGTCAAAAGGTTGCGATCGAAGAGAATACCGGTATCAACAATATTGTTGCTGGTCAGAACTCGGAAGCTACACTCGGTGCCACAGTGATCCTAAAAGAAGCTGCTCTTGCACGTCTTACTCCTCCTCGAAATTCGATGATGAACGCGCTTCAGACTGATGCTCACATTGCGCTTTCATGGATCGAGCAGACATACCCTGTAGACAAGGTTTTCATGGTGGATTCAGACGAGAGTGTTGCTGAATTTGCGAATCAAAACCCTGATTACTTTATTGAATCTGCTCCAGTGGTTGGGGATGACCAAGATACGATTGTTGGTCATGTTATTACTGCATCTCGAAACCTTCGCCTTAACTTCGACTTCACTGCCGATGGTGAGCTTCTTGAGGATGTTCCAACACGAACAATTGCTGCTCGAAATCTATTCCAGGAAATGAAGGACCACGGACACAAGAGAACGTACATTGAATTTATTATCGATCCTGACTCAATGCTCGTTCCTTCAATGGAGATCCAGAAGCAAAACTATATGGCGATTTCTCCGATCATTACGAATCAGATCAATGTTATTTTCGAACTCAGGTCAAAAGACCCAGAGGCAGCAGCAGTGCAACTTCGTGCATTTGAACGACTACTTAAGGTTCAAAAAGAAAATATTTATGACTATATTCCAAAAAATATCTACGATCAAATTATCGCTCTTCAGCCTTCTGAAATTCCTCCACCTTCTGCTGAAGCACCAATCGATAAGACGAAACTTTATAAGGACGCGCCTGCTGATGTACAGAGAGAAATTGAAGGTCAAGCTGGGCTTCAACCTTCTCAAAGTGACAACCTACCACCACAGACCCCAGGAACTATTCCACCAGAAAAGAGGATAAATCCAGCTGCGAGTGATGATCCGAATGCTTCTCGTGCGAAAAGCCCGGAGTCATTACCGCGCCCTCAGAGCCCAATGGGATCTGCGAACGACGCGAGTATGGGTCGAGCCGCGAATCTTCCATTCTTCCCAGGAGGTCAACTTAAGTAATTTATATGCCTGAAGAACCAAAAGTAAACCAAACTGAAAACCAGAGAAAGATCGCTTTTGCACAAAGCGAGCACGTTGAAACAGTCATTCAGCTCATGAAGGAAAGCACCCATCAAGGGCCTCTTCTTGGTGCCACTGAATATGAGACTGTTGTGAACGCTTCTCGCCTTGATGCTCAGAGCGATATGATTAACAAATTTATTAATATGGTAGATTCCATCAAAAGAGGTGGGCTATTTGAAAAACAATAATGTCTAAAAAACCTGTAGAACTAAAGAAGGAAAAGTTCACACTTCAGGTGAACTACTCAGACGAGGCTATCGAGAAAAAGATAATGAAATTCATTACTCCATCAGGAGATGAGTTTGAGATTACCGCTGACGAAATGTCATCGATCCTTATTGGGCAAGTAAATTCAGAGCTTATTGAAGCCACATTTGTCGAGTCAGACCGCGTGAATGTCGTTGAAGTATCGCGTCAGCTCCGGGCTATTGCGGACCGAGATATTCAGAAGGGGGAAGAAATTCGAATCGACTATACACACCCATACCCGGTCGAGTTTGCTCTTATTGAGGAGGCGATGAAGATTGCAAAAATCCGAATGGATGTTCCTCGTACAGAACTTACTGTTGAGTATATTCAAGCTGTGAAGCAAAAAATTACCCCTGAACAAAAGAAGTTTGTGGAACGATTCTACGAGTTCTTCAAAAACCTATTCTCCTCAAAAAACGCCGCTCCGTCTCCATAGGAGTTGCGACATATTAAAATTAAGAACCCTTGATGAGCAGGATAGCCATCGCAACAAGTATGTCGTTAGCGACAAAGAAAAACAAAGCCGAGAAACTTGAAATTGACCTCACAAAGATTGAGGGAGAAATCACCGAAGAGAAGCTCGACGAACTTATTGAAGAGAAGGAGAAGTTTATTGCTCAGGAAAAAGCCTCAGCAAAAATTCAGGCTGATGCGGAAAAGAAGGCCGCTGATGCTGCAAAAAAGAACACCCTAGTCTTAAAGGATGTTGATGGGGATGATGTTGACTGGTCTGAGTATTTCTGGCCTCGTTTTGAGGATGAGAAACTTCCAAGCGGGAAGGTCCTTAAGGCTGGAGAATGTACCGTCCCAGATTACTTTAATCGTGAGTGTGGTATGCCAGTTGATCGAGAAGATCTTCTTGAGGTATTCAACCAATTCTTTCCAAAGAGAAAAGGGTTCCTTTTCTATAGGCAGCGCGATCGAGAAGTCTACATAATTATAGTTCCACTTAAGTATGCAACTCGTATAAGTAAGGCGAACGAATCACGTCCTGGAGACTGTCAGCGTCACGCAATATCCTTCATAGCAGAAGGTTCCGTAAACCTTGACTCCCTCAAATTGAAGCTTGGTCGAATCGCAAAACATTCCTCTATCTCCACCGAGCCCCTTGCGTAATAAGAGATAGGTTGTACGATTATAAGTAACTCTCGCTACGGTCACGATACGATCGGATATATATGAGTGAAGCAATTCAAAACGCACCTGAGAACGATGAAGCAGAACTGGATGCAGCTCTCGCATCATCAATTGATAAGGTGAAGGCTGGACAGACTCTCGTGCCTCAAGCACAAGATCAATCTGGAGAAAATGCACCAACAGGTCCTACGGGCGAAGCAGCTCCAACAGGAGAAGCAGCTCAAGCTGGTGGTACAGGTTCTACAGGAGAGGGCAACAGCAACCCTCAGCCAACCGGAGCAACAGGAGAAGACGAGTTTCGAATCCCTCAACAAGGTAAATACGAAACTGATGATGCGTATGAAAAACGTGTCGAGCTCTTCGATCTCGTAAAGAGGCGAAAAGGAGCGACTACTCCAGAAGCAAAGGCTGCACTCTCTGAAGAAATCAGGAAAGCTAAGGGAGACCTTAGGCAACTCGGAAATTCAGAAAGTTCTATTAATCAACCAAAAGTTGATGGTGCACCTACCGGTCCAACCGGTGAAGTAGATCCTAATGTGGAAGCAGATATCGCTCGTGCGAAAGCACTCGGTCTCTCTACCAAAGAGGATGTCGCTGACATTATTCGTCAGGAACGTCTCGATCAGGAAGTAAAGTCGGATCTTCAAAAATTTGTCGAATCAACTAAGGAACTCCAAGATGAGGATGTCCGAGAAGTATTTTTCGATTTCGTTGATGCTAACTACAATTGGCAAGACAAAAGCGGGAAAGAACTTCGAGCACTACTCTCAATGGCACATGAGGCCATGTTCCGACCGGCAGATACCGTACAAGAGCGTGTCCTAAAGGCCGCTGGAGTTGCGGAAAAGGTCAACGCGATGCAGTTCCCTGGTGGAACTGGAGCGCAGACTACATTCTCTCCTGAGATGAAACAATCCATCGATGAATTGAAAGCCGCTGGAATGTCTGAAGAGAAAGCTATAGAGCTACTCTCAGAATAGGTACCCATCACAGTAACAATTTTTAGGTATGAGCTTCAAACAAAGCAATATCAAAAATCCAACTCGTTCTCTTCGAGAAGTCCCTAAGGCATCTGCAACAGTGATGACTGCGGGGTACGTTCTTGCGTGGTCTTCAGGTCTTGCCATTCTTGGCACATCTGGAACAACTCGCCCTAACGTAATTGGTATCTGTAACAAGACAATCGCCGCAGCTGACGCTGAGACGGTCGTTCCAGTTATCGAGACTTTTGAAAAGGACGTATGGGTCGCTGATTCAACTAACAACTCTAATGCTGACCACAATGGGCAGTATATGGTTCTTGGTGCAAACGGAGGTATCGTAAACAACACTGGAACAACCGATACAGCAGGTATCGTCCAGCAGGTCGGAGTTTACGGAGCAGCAGCAGACAAGAAGATTCTTGTCCAGTTCGTCGCTCAATAATTATTAGCCTGTTAATCTGTAAATAAGTATGTACGGAACAATACAAGATTATGCAGTCATCGTGAACAATGTGCTCAAGTACATTGCTCCGAAGGTTGCACCAACGACTCGTGCCGAATATCTTGACTTTATGTACAAGGTTGAGGACAACCAGCGTATCTATTCAGACACTGGTGTTACCGGTCTTGGAATGGGTGAAATTATCCCTGACGGCGGTGTTGCTGCTTCTGATGCTCCTATCCAGGGGTATTCAAAGAACTACACCCAAATGCACTTTACCAAAAAGGTTCGTCTGACTTTCCAGTCAAACTTCTTCCTCTTTGAAAGCGCAGCTGCAAAGATTAAGGGCACAGTGAAGAGCAAGGTTCTCGAGGGTAAGAACGCTATCGAGCTTGCAAAGAACTACCTCGCTCAGTGTCTTTTGGCACAAGGGTTCGGTACTTCATTCACATGGGTTCCAATCAACTCAGTGGGTACACCAACTCCGATCTCAACACTTGGAGCTGACGCTACAGCATATTGGGATACTACTCACCCTCAAGAGGATGGTGGTCCAGTATGGTCTAACGTGATTGTAGACGTAGTGCCTTCACCACAGTTCACTTACTCATCACTGCTCGCGGCTCGCCGTTTGCAGTCATTGAAGAAGGATGGACGTGGAATGCCACTTATGTCTACTCTCGATACTCTTGTTTGCCGAAGTGGTTCTATTACCGCTCAGTTTGCAAAGACTATCAAAGGAACAATCGACAAGGGACTCGCACCACAGCAAACCAACCTTTTCAACAACGCGCCTGCTACCGACACTTTCAGTGTTGTAGAGCTCAGTCCGTTTGAGAATCAAGGACTCACTGGTCTTATGTGGGGTATGTTTGACTCGAAGATGAAGAATCAGGATTACGGATTCCTCTACATCGAAGCTCTCCCTACTCGAGCAGAGCCTGCTGTGATCGACCTTCTTGGTAACCAAGATCTCGTTCTCAACTTCAACTCTCTCGCAGTGCTTGGTGCATCAGACCTTCGTGGTTGGATGTGGTCAGCTGGAGACGGAACAACTACTTAATCGTAGTCTATCTACCCAGTTTCTGCTGCCGTGGGAACTGGGATAGGCAGATTAAAACGCCTGTTAAAAATAATCTTCACTACGTATGTTACAAGATGCTCATAGCCGTAAAATATCAGCTGCCGTCTCAGCTGCGGTTGGGGATACTATTATCGTCCCTTTTACCGCAAATCAGTGGCACTACATTCACGAAATTATAGGTGACATGTCAGCAGCAGGGTCAGTTTCAGTTGTTGCAATCAATCAGTCAGCAGCAGAAAGAATTCTTGGAACATGGACACTCGCTGATGGACAAGGACTTACTCTCCAGGACGAACCGGGTGAAGACAACAGGCCTCGATTTGAGTTCCTTCCGGGAGAAGATGCTGTTCTACGAACCACCGGTGGAACTTTCATTGGTGGTGTACACTGGTCAATAAGGGAATAAAAACGTATGAACAATTTCACGTCTGCACAACTAAAAGTGATCGAGACATGGACTGAGCAGAGGGACGCTCTACTCAGGGAAATTAGTGCTCTCACGATCGAACGTGATGCACTTTTTAAGAAAAACACTGAGAGCAGTGCTGCCTTTACTGAATTACAGGGCCGAATCGATGAGTCGAAAGGTCGTCTTTCTGAGATTTCCGCCCTTGAGGAACGTTGGAGAGTATCTCTTGCTTCTGACATATCTGCCCTTGAAGTCAGAAAATCACAACTTCAGGGAGAGGTTCTTCTTGAGGAAGAAAAACTAAAGGCTTTGGTTAAAAATAACGAAACGATGACATCTTCGAACGAGACCATCTCCGCTTCGTTGGGATTATTTGTAGATCAAAGGAATGAAATCAGTGGTCTCTTAGGTGAGATTATTGAAAAAACAAATACTCACTTAAAAGAGATGAGCGATACTGTTCTGGAGATTAAAACTGTGGCTACTGAAGTCATTGATAAGGGTAACGAAAATGTGAAACAAACCGATATTGTCTTAGGGCAGCTACCACGATTTATTTTTGAACTTCAAAAGCCAATCCCTGTACGCCGATATTCAGAGGCTCGAGGTAAGGACCAAATAGATCCAGCAAGAATTACTGAAGTAAGGGAGGCCAACGCTAAAATAAACGAATTAATATAGTAATATGTCATACCTTTCCAATAGTGCCGGTGATCCAAACTTTCTTGGTTATTTTGCGAATCAGGCTGCTCTCGAATCTGCGTATCCCGTAGGATTTCCGGGAGCGTTTGCTATTGTAGGTTCGACGGACACTATTTGGGCATGGGATGAGGATACTATGCAGTGGTTGAACACCGGTGGTTCTGCTGGTACCGGTCCAACTGGTCCAACAGGAGCAACAGGGGCCACAGGAGCAACAGGTCCTACTGGAGCAACGGGTACAGGAGCAACGGGCGCAACCGGAGGAACTGGCCCTACAGGCCCTACTGGTCCCACAGGAGCAACAGGTACGGGAGCGACTGGGGCAACAGGCCCTACAGGACCGACGGGAGCAACGGGAGCGACCGGTGCCGGGGTAACTGGAGCAACAGGCCCTACAGGTGCGACAGGAACCGGCGATGTGGTTGGTCCCGCATCCGCTACCGATAATGCGGTTGCACGATTTAATACGACCACAGGTAAACTGATACAAAATTCGTCAGTTATTATTGATGACAACGGCAAGATATCTACAACTGTCTCAACAGGAGAGGCGTTGAGTGTCTCTAGTAGTCTCGGTGCCGGTACGTCCGAGAACCTTGTTTACATTGAAACCACAAACGCATCATGGGATCGCCCAATGCTCAGGATCATTGATAATACTACAGCAGGTGGTGCTGCAAATATTCGTATTGATTCACCAAATCCAGACATAGAACTGGTAGAGTCAGATCAAGTGTCACCCGCTGGTAAATTTGAAATTGCTGTACAAAGTGACAAATTCCAAATCAATGGACGAAATGCAGCCGATAACTCATTTGAGCAAATTCTCAATGTTCAAAGAATGGACGACGGAGGTACTGTTGGTATTGGTGTAGCTACTGGTGATGCACCAAACGCAACACTTGAAATTGTGCACAATGCAGCCGGAGCAATCGTCCCAGACTTTATTATTGCAGTAAGTACAGCGGTGGGGGCCAGCTCAGGTGACTGGATGAACCTTAGTAAGACTGGAAATTTTATATTTAATGAACGAGGTAGTGCTGTCTACTTTAGGATAGAGAGTGATACTGACGCCAACAACTTCTACAGTGATGGAACCAATAACCGTGTAGGTATCGGGACAGCTTCTCCAATTCAAAAGCTCCATGTAAATGGGCGGGGGCAGTTTGGTGTAGCATCAACTACTTCAGGAACTATTGACCTCGCTAACTCAGCAGCTGCTGGACTCACTCGAATTTCACCAGGTGCACCAGCTTCAGATGTTACGTCTACACTTCCAGCAACAACAACAACACTAGTTGGTCGTGATACTACTGATACTCTTACAAATAAAACACTTACATCCCCAACCATCAACACACCTAGTGCATTTACAACAGGGGGGACAATCACCCTTGCAGAAAATACAAGTATTGCACTTGATCCAGCCGGGTCCGCAGATGGTAAGTACACAGGTATTACTGTTACAGGAACAGCTGGGTATACTCAAGCTTTTGGTGACTTGGTGTACCTTGCCGTTGCTGATTCAAGATGGGAATTGGCAGACGCTGATGCCTCAGCAACAGCGGGCCCCGTAGCATTGGCTATGGTAGTTGTTGCTGGGACGGACGGAACAGCTTGTACGCTTTTACTTCAAGGAATTATTAGAGCTGATGCAAAGTTCCCTACTATGACCGTTGGTGCGACCCAATTTGTAGGGGAGACAGCTGGTGCTATCCAGGGAACAATTCCAACGGGTGCAGATAATGTAATCCGTACTGTTGGATATGCACTCACTGCGGATGAATTGTATTTCAATCCATCAACAGATTGGCAAATAACAGTTGCTTAATATAAATATATGTATACAACAAATTTACAAAGTATTGAGGTAAAAAAAGCTGAGGGGAAGATTGATGCCATTGTCGAAATTAGTGATGGAACCACTACTTTTAAAAAAGTTTTCACAATCGCACTTCGAGAAGAAGATGTGGAAAATAAAATTAAACTACAAGTTAAACACTTTATTGAGGGTTTACAGAATGCTGACACCGTTGTTGCACCAGTAACAATGGGGGCCATTGACCTTACAAAAGTACCATCAACACTTCCGACACCGGCTGAAACTCAGCGATACAACTGGACAGTTGATTACAACCGTCTTGTTGGCGCTCAGAAGTTAATTGATCTTGGTGTTATCTCCAACACACTCCCAGAATACCTTGCTCTTAAAAATAAAGTAATAACAAACTTCAAAAAAGAGTACGTAAACATTATATAAAATGGCATGGACATTTGAAGCAAAATTTGATAGTGACAGCTCACCAGCATACTCAACTGGTGACCTTAATGGTCAAAATAGCTGGTCTGGAGGTACGGGTACTGACGTTGTTACTACTACACCGTATCAAGGAGATCAATGTGTGAGCGGTGGAGATGAGGCAAACATCACACGTACTTTTACAGCAGTAAGTTCGGGGGTTGTTTACTTTGCAATGCGAAGGTCTACCGTTGCAAGTGGAGATGCACGAGTTGACTTCAGGGCTAACTCTAACACTCAGATTAAAACATGGGTAAGATTTGCTACAGATATCACGATCATTAATGGTGGAGGGTCAACCACAATTGTCGCCTCACCAACCGCAAATCTCTGGTATCTGTTTGAGCTTACGATCAACGCAGACGACACTTTTGCTATTCGTTACCACAACGGAACGAGCTGGAGTACACCTATCACAGGACTTGCAGCAAACACTGGAGTAACGGCAGACATCGATGCTATTCGACTTACTGGTGGTACACCTGGTGCTTGTCTCTACGATTATATATCACCAACAAATCCAATAGCATCAAGTAATATTAAGTCACTTGATTCAAATATAAGAGCAAATATTAAGTCATTTAACTCAAATGTAATTGCAAATATTAAAAGCATTGACTCTAACGCTTGATGTATGCACGAAGAATCACTACAACATATAGAGAAGAAGATCGACGATCATGTTATTAAGCATGACGAAGATTACAAACGACTTCTGATATGGGTGATTACGACTCTTATTGCCTTAATTGGTGTCACTGCGACATGGTTCACTACTGCTGGGGCACTTCAAGAGAAGGTGTTGCAGCTTGAAGTGAAGTCATCGGACAGCATTTCTCGAGATGAATGGGAAGGGAGCCTCGATCTTTTTGATGAAAAATTTAAAAATATCAATGACAAGCTGGATGACATTAAGAATGGCTTAAATATCAAATAACATGACACCAGTAATTAGAACCAAACAAGAGCACCCTGTAGGGATTGTATATTTCCTTATTAATGTATAATTTAAGTTATATGAATGGATATTTCAAAATTAATTGGGCAAACGTTAAGAGCGCAGCGGTGTATGGTCTTCTTACTATAGTGGTAGTTTCTGGTGGAGTCGCCCTGGAAAGTATTACTGCTCACGGGTCAATTTACGGACTTGATTGGGCGGACGTTCTCGATAAGAGTGCACTTGCAACAATTGGTGTGGTTATAAGTTTTATCTCAGTTCTCAAGAACCTTTTGACCAATGATAAGGGAGAGTTTCTTGGGGTTGTTGAAGTGATCCCAGATAAGAAAAAGTAAAATGTTTCCACAAATCACCATTAGGCACAATATCGGAAATATCATTGAGATTCCGAACCAGTTGAATCCAAAGGTTTTTACGTATCTTTCGAATAACTTCGCCATTGGTGTAACTTCGTTGAGCGTGGATAATGCCATCGATTTTACGAGTGGAACGATACTTCTTCTTCTCGGCACTGTGGGTGCTGAAAACGCTGAGTTCGGGTATGCATCAGCGCATACTGACCAAGCTTTTACTGTATCAGCAACAAAACAACCACATAACCGAGGAGACCTTGTCGCTCAGGTGAACTACGATCAAGTTGAGATTTCAAAGTCATCGACCATCGATGGATCATATTCTGTACTCGCAACACTCAGCCTTTTTCTTACACAGCAAAAAACTGTACAGTTTGACTCAACCGGGCTTACTACTGACTATTACAAACTTAGATGGAAAAACTCACAGACTGGTGAATACTCTTCATACTCTGAGCCGGTGAGTGTTCTCTCATATCCAGTAAATTCAGTAGGTAGTGTCATTCTTCCAGTTCTTCAGTCAATGGGAGTTTCTGAGAATGATCCAAAGATAACGGTGCCATTTTGTATTAGTGCGGTCAACGATGCTCGAAAGTACGTAAAAATGAAGCTGTACGGAATTCGACACGCTTGGCTTTCTGCGTTTGAGCACCCAATTCAGGTACTCGCTGGATCCAATTTTATACCACTTCCAGACGATATTGACTTCACTGAAACGGATCGATCGCTTCTTTCTGCTCGATTTATTATCGGTAACGTTCTCGCTCCATTCAATCTCAAATATATTGATAAGCGTTCGTGGAATCAAGTTGCATTCAATGTTGGAGGAAGTACAACGACAACAGTCACAGCGATCGCAGCAACTGAGATTGATCTTGTAAGTTCAGGAGATTTTCCTCAGACCACAAATGAGGGGGTGGCATATGTTGCGACCACTGAGTACGATCAGGAAATCATGCAAATTGCGTATACTGGAGTCAATCTCGCCACAGGGCAACTTACTGGAGTCACAGGAGTAGACCGTGAAATCCCAGTAGGGACTCAAGTATGGGTAACTCCGACCATTGCTCAACCAATCAACTATACCGTCTTTGAAGACAAAATTGTATTTGATCGAATCATTCCGGATTCTATACAGGGATACAACTGTTATATCGACTACTACAAGAAGGAAATTGAAGTTGAAGATCTCTATCAAGAACTACCTGAACCTTATAGAGAAATATATAAATGGTACCTTCGATACGCAATTAAGTATCGAAAAGATACCACGCTCTCACAAAGCGACCCGGACTATAAAAAGTTCGAAGAACTCGTACAGGCCTTGTTTGACAATTTGTATACAGGGCAAGATACCATAATTATCACTTCTTAGTGGTATTATGAGTTTATTATTAGCTAGTTTTGCAAAACAAGTATGAGCATGACTCAACCACGCCTCCCAACAATGAATGTAACATTGCAAGATCCTGTTTCAGGACTTGTCATTCAAGCGTTCATTCCGGATGCAGATGCGCTCCCTGACGGAGCTACCTATACAACGATTTTCGCAGTGGGTGCTTTGCTTCAGATTCTTGATGGATCTGCTGCGGGCAACTACGCGAATACAGGGACAGTAGCTGTACCTGCGTTCACAGCCGTTGTAGAGGGAGTAACAGGACCTACTGGAGCAACAGGAGCTACTGGCGCGACCGGTGCTACTGGAGCAACAGGACCTACTGGCCCAACCGGGGCGTAGTCTTTCTACACAGCGTCTTCCTTAGGGGCGCTGTGATAGGAAAATTACATGAAATTAAGCGCTTGCCTTATCGTAAAAAATGAAAAAGATCACATTCGAGATGTGCTCAATTCACTTGTTGGCTTCGACGAAATAGTTGTTGTGGATACTGGTAGTATCGACAATACAGTTGAACTTGCTCATTCGATGGGAGCTCAGGTTTTTACTGATTACACATGGAGCGATGACTTTGCTGAGGCCCGTAACCACGCACTTTCAAAATGTACTGGTGACTGGATACTCTCTATTGATGCGGATGAGGTACTGGATCTTAATGAACTCCAGAACATTCGTACAATTATTCAAAATGCGAAAGATGACGAACTGACTTTTAGCGTAAAAATGACCGCAAAAGGTACAGGAGCAATTCACAACCTCCCTCGTCTTTTCAGGAATAATGGGCAGGTAAAATGGGTTGGTGCAGGTCATGAGACGCTTTCTCCGATTCAAACGAACCGCACTAATGTTGTTATCACGTACGGAAGTAGTACCGCGCATGCACTTGATCCAGACCGAATGCTTCGTATCCTGGGGAAGCAGGTGAATAGCGAGAATGGTACTCCTCGTGACCTTTATTACTACGCTCGAGAATGGTATTACCGAGCTGATTACGAAAAGGCAGCTACTCTTTTTAAAGAATATTTAATGATAGCAACATGGATTCCAGAAAAGGCTGACGCTGCACTGTATCTTGCACGGTGTTACTTTTATACACAACGGGGTAATGAAGCTCGTGAAGCATGTGCTGAAGCAATCAGATTAAATCCAGACTTCAAAGAGGCGCTACTTTTTATGGCAGAACTCCACTTTGAACCGTGGAAGCATAAATGGGAACGACTTGCCTCAGTAGCCACTAATGAAGACGTCTTATTTGAAAGAGTATGAGTCAACAACTAAATACAATCGAAAACATCAAAATCCCTTATGCCACTGAGGGTATTATTCGTACTGCCCAGCTCGATGATACTGTTTCCCTTGAGAACTCAGTACAGCTTGCGGTAAACATGAACTTTGACCGTGTGGGAGCCCTCCAGACTCGGCTCGGGGTAGCCTCCTACGCAACAACTCTTTCTGAGTCGATACAGAACTACGGGACACTTCAAAACTCAGTTGTTCCATCTGGAGCTTCTCGTCTTGCACAGTTAGGCTCAGTCAGCTCTATTGCTGGCGCTGATTTTAGTGAACCATGCACTGTAAAAATAAGTGATACAAAAGTTGCCGTTTTTTGGTCAGGAACGGCTAATGATGGTTTTTGCCAAAACTTCACAATCGATGCTGACACCGGGACAATGACAGCTATTGGTACAGCACTCGAATTTGATGTTGGAAATGCTACTGAAGTTGAAGCTGTTCTATATACGGCTAATAAAGTTTTTCTTGTTTGGAAAGGTGTGTCAAACGACGGATTTGCACAAACATTTGATGTTTCCGGGACAAGTATTACAGCAGTCGGATCTCCTCTCGAGTTTGATGTTGCGGATGCTGCGAGCCTAACACTTTCTCTTATCGACTCAACTCATGTCCTATGTTTTTACACATCAACAGGGGATGACGGTGTTGCAACAGTTTTTGCGATTGATGGGTCTGGAACAGTCACTGAGCCTGGTTCTCCGCTAACATTTGAGTCCGGTGTTTGTTTTAACAATACCTGCGCATCACTAGGTGACGGTACTCACTTTATAAACTTTTGGAATACTACTACGGTAGCTCTTGCTCAGGTTTTTACTGTGAACACGAGTACGTGGGCAATTACAGCAGAAGGAACGGCTCTTTCGTGGGAAACGTTCTCGAGTTTGATGTCTACAGTGGCCGTGGGAGATGGTCAGCATTTTGTTACTGCGTATGATTCTACATCTGGTGGCTATAAAGCTCAGACTTTTTCAGTTAACCTCAGTACCTTTGCGGTTACTACAGCGGGCACAGGGGTTGAGTACAGTACCGCTGGTGGCAATGGTCAAAGCTTGGTGAGTATGGGTGATGGGGAACATTTTATTTCTTTCTACTGTAAGAACGTTGGTGATGGGTACATTCAGCTTCTTGAAATGGATCCAACAACATTTGATATGTCTGCCATTAAAGCCCCTCTCTCTGGGTATGATTTTTCAAATCAGGGTATCTCTCCGGTGTACCTCGGGGATTTTAAGGTCTTGGGTGTGTGGGCTATCGCAGCTGAGGCGGGTGGGAAAAATGTATTTATAAAGGGCTTGGGTGAAGTTTTAACATCCAAATTCCTTTATGCTGGACACGGTGATGAGGTTTCGAACTGGGACGGTGCTACATGGACAACAAGACGGTCAACACTTGCTAACGTTTCAAAGCCTCGCTTTGCTCAGTACCTCAATTACATTTGGATGGTGAACGGAAACGAATCACTTGGAGGAGATCCTGTAGCAACTTCGGATGGTGGAGACTTCGGAACAGATCTCGTGCCGACCGGATTCCCTCCAGGAGACTTCATTCATGCGGGGCTCGAAGGGCGTGTATGGGTTGCAGATAAAACCCTCGGTATTGTGTATTACACAGACATCGTACAGTTCACCCCTCCGAATACATACGATCTTACCTATAACGCTGAGGTGAATTTTATCTCACAAATATCTCCTCAAACAGGTCAAAGCTTCACGGCTTTGTATCGAGTTCCTCGAGCACTGCTTCTTTTCACTGAGGACTATATTTACCGTATTTACGGAGCAACTTCACTCGATGCTTACCCTGCCTACAACGTGGGCACGTACTCTCAGGAGTCAATTGTTGAAACTAAAACGGGTATCTTCTTCCATCACTCTTCGGGATTCTACCAGTTCGATTACGGCTCTCAGCCGGTCGAGATCTCTCGTCGAATTATTGACTTTGTAAAAGCAATTCCTCGAGCTAACTACGAGGACATTACTGGAGTATACGACGGCTTTGATTGCATCGAATGGTCCGTGGGGTCAGTCACTGTTGAAGGCGTTGTCTTCACGAACTGTGTGTTGAGGTACACTCTCTCCACTCAGGTATGGACCGTTTACGACTACCCTAGCATCGTTATTACGGCAATGATTAGCTACGACGATGGGACTACACTGAACCATCTTCTCGGTACTTCTACAGGGCTTACGGGGGCAATGGACTCAGGATACACTGACTTCGATCAACCATTCTACTTCGAATACATTGATCGATGGAGGTCATTTACACCAATGTACTGCCTTATTAAGTCAGTGGGTGGTTTCAATGTGTACTCTGAGAATGCAGCTGGAGCGAATCTTTCATATCAGATTCAGAAGTCAGGACCGAATGCATGGCTTCCACTCGGTACGATTACCGATAAGAACAACTCGATCATGCCGAACTCTGGTACTCAGGATTTTGACGTGATGCGCCTTCGTATCGCCGGTAACACAAAGGGTGCTCAGGTTGTGATTCATGGTATTGAGATAACACAACTCACTGTAAAAGGCTTCGACCAAAACTAGTATATGAATGAAAAAGTATTAAATCTGGATCGCTTCCTCGGGAAAGACCCGAAACAAAACGATGGAACAAAAGATCCTGTCTATACTTCTGTGAACCCAGTACCAAAAAGAGGTAGCGACGACCTCAAAAAGATTGGTCGTCCAAAGGGTTCTGAAGAGGATGATGGAGCTCCAAATATCCTTACGGGAACGGTGATTATTTCCTGTTTTATTCAGACCTCTGCGCTTCCGTCTCGTATTGAGATGCAGGGGAACGATATAACTTTTTTTGATGATACGTATGAGCTCGGTGGAACTGTTATCGGGGATACTTCCAGGCTCATTTTTACGCATGGTTCAGCGAAGTTCGGTGAGGTGATCGAGCAAGGTTTCATTTTTGAGAAACGTGCTTCTGTCCATGATACGTACGATAACGTGCTTTCTCTCTATGCGCTCGCACCAAAACCTGAAAAAATGAACTACATGTACTTCGGTGTGGACGGTGATGGTTCTGACTACGAAACAAATTACATTCTTTTTAATATAAACCGGAGTACAGGCACAGTATCGCAAGATCTTGCAAACGGTGGTTTTCTTGTAACAAGCAGTGTTGATGGTGTTTCTGCTGGGGATATTCATCTCGGTGTAATAAACAATTCAATATTAGGTGTATCTGGATCAGGCTTTTCAGTCCTTCTTGCCGGGGTTGGCACGGGCATCATTGCCATTGCCTCAGATATAGTTCCATACGCAGCGGGCCTTGATATTGGGTCACCTTCTGCAAAAATGGGTACTTTCTATGGCTCAGTCGTTGCTTGTCCGTTGCCTACTGTGGAAAATCCTCTTGCACTTTTGGATAAGATTCTTCCTCCTGTGTACGTTGGAGATCGTGGACATTATGGTGAGGATAGAAAATATTTTGATGATTTAACCTTTCCACCTGAGCTTCTTTTCACAGATAAGAAGGGCCGAACTGAGATTGAGCACACGACCATGCTCGGCTTCCTTTTGCAGACCGTGATCGAGTTAAGGGCAAAAGTGGATTTATTAGAAAAAGGTCGCACACAAATGTGATACCATTACATTAATCACGCAACAGTATGACACCAGATGCAATTAAACAACTTCAAATAAGTCTTAAGGTCTCACCAACTGGTGTGCTTGATGATACAACCATTACTGCAATGAACGGGGCTGTCGGGAAGGCTCTTTCTCAAAACGATGATGTTGTGAGGATGGCGGGGAACAACACCGCTGACTCTATTTTGAATGCGTATACTTCCGGGGATTGGTCAGGTGTTGTTGATCTAACCGGCAAGCCTTTTACAAGGAAACAACAGAATGAGGCGGTTGCTGCTGCTGAAAAAGCATACAAGCCTGGCTTCGATGCTCAACAAACATATGACCGCAGCCAAGTGGAACAAACACTTGCAGGTGATGCACAGGGCTTCGATCAATTCCTTAAGGACGAGGGGAAACAATTCGGAAGGGATAAGGACACTCTCGATAATAACGCTGTGGATCAGGGGATTCTCTTTGCTGGTTCTCGCATGCAGAAACTCAATGACCTTCGTAACACATACGAAGATCGCCAGGCAATAGAGCGTCAGAATGTTGGGAATAGAATCCAATCTACGGGACGAAATTACCACTACGCATACGGGGATGACAACACTCGAAAAATCTCTGATATGTTCAAGCTCCCGAGTGGGCAAAGTTACAATCCGAACGTGTCCGGAGGAAAGATTTCTCCAACTGGAGGTATTTCGTCAATGTACAATATGGGTAGCGCTTCGTATCAGGGTACTGTTCCAGTATCACAGAAGGCAGCAGTTCAGACACGAGCAGCGGGCCTTCTTACGAATCGTGCGAACAAGCTGACTTCGACTGGTTATAAGAATCAATTTTAATAATATGGCAGCAACTAAAGAAAAAAAGAAGATCAGTGACTTCTTCAATCCGATCTCTAATCCGGCCGGTGGTTTTCCTATAAACTTCCCGGGATCAAGTGCGGTATCAACACCAGCATTTATGCCTAAAAAGGCAGTAGGTGGCGGTGGAGGTGGTTCGTGGGGACCAAATAATGAGCTTGCTGCACTCTATGGTGGGAATCCGATTCCCGGCTATGGTTACTCTACTCCGGTTCAAAAACCAAAGGTTGTTATGCCAGCAAGCCCTGCACCGGCGGGGATGAGTATGGCCCCAGTTCCAACTCCAGCAAGTGGTACACCAGGAGGAGCTCCTCGAGGTGTATCTCCTGTACCAACTCCAGCGGTTCCGACTCCAGCTGCTCCGACAGGGAATGAAGTTCCGAAACATTGGCTTAAGGCCGACGGGTCAATTAAGACTCCGGATGAGATCGCTGCCGATATTGCTACCTCAATGAAAGGTAATCAAGCTGCCGGTGATGTTGGGAAGCTCGCAATGGCCGATCTTTCTACAAAACCAAAGACACTCGAAGAGATGCGATCGGAAGCAATGCGTTTGAATAATACTCGAAACGATATCGCCTCAGGTGAGACAGATCCGTATAAAGTCGCATCACAGTCTGGTATTGCATTTTCTCCATCTGAGCTTAATGCGATTGAAAAAGCATATGCAGGTGTGTACGATCCTGCAATCACAACGGTATTTTCAAAGATGCAGGCGAAACAAGAAGCTGATGCAGCAGCTGCAAAAGAGGCTAGTGATATTGCTGCTGACGAACGAAGGAATGCTTTCGATCTCACAAAGATGGAGAAGCAGTTCGGTTACGATAAGGCACTTAAACAAATTCCAACTCCGGGGCAGGCTGGTTCTGGCTCATTCGCTGGTACATATGTACCGGGGGAGAATCCTACTGTGGACTCGTGGGCAAAAAGGATTTTTGATGGGTCTGCAAAAATTACAGATATTCCAGCTTCAGAAAAGGGACTCCGCAATCAAGTTGTTATCGCTCTTGAGTCTTCTGGTAATAACTTCCTCGGTCGTCCAACACGTACTGAACTGGGAATCAAGGCTCAGGAGGCCGTAGTAAGTCTCATTGAGAAAATGACTTCCGGAGAAGGTACTTCAGCAGTGGGTAAGAGTCGAATCTTTGGTGGATCACTTGCAGTTCCAGGTACTGACAAATCTAACTTTGTCATCGATCACCAGAATCTCAAAGACATGCTTTCACTCGATGGTACTCGGTACCTTAAGGGTCAAGGTGCCGTGTCTGATGCAGAACGTGCCCTTCTTGCGAGTGCGGTTACGAAGCTTAACCTTTCACAGTCTGAGGAGGATTACAAAGCAACTCTTGAAGAGATCCGCGACACTCTTAATGGAACTAAGTTTGCTGCTGAGGAACAGGCGCTCAGTAATGAAATGAACCCAACAGCATATGTGGTTGGTCAAGTTATTACTGGAGGAGACGGTAAGCAGTATCGCATCGTTGACCTTACTGATCCGAATGACCCTGATGTAGAACCTATTTAAAAATATGAAACTCAGCGAAATTCAAAACACAACTGGAGCTCCAACATCTACTCCGACTGCGCCACGAATGAAACTTTCGCAAGTGGCCCCTAAGGCGATGGCACCGGCTCCAGCGCAAGCTCCAGAACAAAAAGACAACCTTCTCGCATCGATGGTGAAAGGTCTATTCAGTGCACCTGCAACTATTGCAGCTCGTCCATTCCAACTTGGTGCTGAGTTGCTTATGCCGGGAGATAATCGGAAGCAAATTAACGAGTTCAGTGACAAATACAGTGGTGGTCTTGTTGCGCCGGTTCCTGAGAACTTCAGCGACGTTAAAAAGGACATAGGGCGCGGGATACAGACTGTAGCACTCGGTACAGGAGCTCCTATTGCGGGAGGTGCTGCCTTTGGTGCTGGACACTCACTCGAACAGGGGAATGACCTTCTGAGCCTCGATACAGCCTTCCAGATCGCCACAGGTGGTGCTCTTGGTAAGGTTGTTGGAATACTTGGTAAGCCGCTTCTCAGTGCCACAGGGAAGGTTATAGGAACCATTACACCTCAGGTACTGAAGGACGTTGCAGCCGGAGGGGCTCAATCGATCCAGAAGTTCATGAAAGAGAATCAACTTCTCGGTGGCATTGCTGCACCGGCCTCAGAAAAGATTGCTGCCGGTTTCCAGAAAGTTGATGACACAATCAACAGTGGTGCAAGCAAGGTATTCACTGGAGCAAAAGATGTTGTCAAGGAACAGTACCCTGGACTTGATCTTGAGAAACGATTCACTGGCATAAATGAGAATGACATCATCCGATCGACTACAGTGAACGAGCCAAAATACTCAAAGTCTACAAAGATTTATAACGAATCAAAGGATCACGGAATCGACCTTGAAAAGGTAGCCACAAAGAAAGGAATTCAACACGACAAACTTACTGATGGTAATGCATATAATACGCTCGATACTGCGGACAACCTTCGTGAAAGCAACTTCTCAGTAAGTGAATCGCTTGGCCGTCCAGCGATCAAAGCAGCTGAGTCGGGGGTACGTCTTGTGCCAGTCTCGGAAGTTCGTGCTGCGATGCTTCAAAAGGTGGACAATATCCCATCTTCTCAGGTTGATGACGAAACCCGTGAGTTTATGCGAAGGGAAGTTATGAAACGATACGGAGATAACTCTCCTTCTGCAAAGGCACATCCGAATGGATACTCACTCACTGACCTTCATGACGCTCGAATTGTCTCAGGTAAAAATGGTAAGTATAAGCCGGGGGCAGATGCTTCAACGGCAAGAAAGGCAGAACTTGCACGGGAAGAAGGCCGTGTATTTGCAGATATCTTTGACAAAACCGCTCCGGAAGAGGCAGGCCTTAAGGCATTTCGTCGGGAACTCGAAGAGGGATTTCGCCTCGCTGACTACCTCGAAGCCCTTCACAATAAGAAGGTCCCTGATGGTGTTGCAAAAAAGGCAGTGCGCCTCTTTGGTCGGGCAGCAGCTGCAACACTCGGAGGAAAGGTTGGAGGATTCCCGGGATCTATTCTCGGTGCTCAGTACGGAGATATGCTCTTTGGATCGTTCCAGACACTCCCAAATCCACTTAAGACCGCTGTACTTAACTCACTTGAAACAGAGAACCCTAAGGCCTTCGAGGCGATTACAAAGTACATTGGAGAAAAAGAAGTTCAGCGTCTCAAAACAAAAGCCCTACCCGCTCCAGGAGACTCCGCATTCAATCCTGAGAATGCCCGACTCTTCACCACTCCGGGAGGAAAGTCTACCCCAATTAAACAAGAGGCTGTTGACGTTGCTTCTGTAGAAACTGGAAATGCCAAGAAGCCCGGGACTGATAAGAGGCGGGGTTTTGCACAAAAAGTACAAGCAGCTCAGGAGAACCTCGGTCAATATATTAAGCCTGAGGACATGACGACTATCCAAGCTGGTAAGGTTCCAAAAAGAAAGAGTAACCTACCAGTTGCTTCTGGTGCCCCAAACGTATACACGCCACCAAAGAAGCCAATACCAAAAAAAATAAAGGACCTACTCGAACCATACCTTACGCCGGAACAAATGGAAGTGATCGATTTCGGGTCGAAGCCAAAGAAAAAGAAGTCTACTCTTAGCGAAATATTTTATGATTAAAAAACGAATATCAAACGTCTTCAATAAGGCAGCAGCGGGAGTGGCTAAAGCTGCCGGTGGTGAGAAGCTTGTTGACTACATCGGCACAAAAATCGCACAGAAAAAAAACCCTACACTCTCAATCCCACAAACAACGTCAGGGAAGGAGGCGGCGATATCGGGTGCAAAAGTGGCTGGTACAATCGCGTCACTTGCTGCCGGTGGTGGTATGGCTCGATCACTCGTGAAGAGAGCTCCAAAAACTCTATCAAAGACTTTCAAAATTCCCGGTAACAAGCCGATCAAAATAAGTCGCGGTGGTAGAGGTGGAGAGGTACCTTTGAGAAAAACGTGGGACGAAGGTGGATGGTAGATACTAAAAAAGCCCCGTGAGGGGTTTTTTTATACTGGTGGACCTGACGGAAATTGAATCCGTGTCCCATAGTTATCTTTGAAAGACGTCCACATAGCGTCTCCGGTTATGACCGGCAACTAGACATGTTCACCTCCACCACCCGTCTATTATTACAATATGATGATACCGACGGGATATCTCATCACACCGCCCTTACGCTACAACGAAATCGAAATCTCGAGCTGTAAAGTATGGGGACACGATTGACTGTTTTGCAGCTATCGATGCTCATGTTTAAAGTCCACAAGCGCGACTGCTATGCATCTTTCAAAGAACAAACTAGGTCGAAGCCTAGCAGGCCCATGTACCCCTTTTCTGCTCCACACAAAATCGGGGAATACTGAATGGTCGAAATGCTCGCACAGGCTGTGTGATTGAGCAACATCCAGTTCCTCTATACTACCAGAAATAAATCAATGTCGCCAGTGGCATCTGTGTGTATAACAGAAAAAGCAGTGGCGCTCTCCCCACTGCCTTACTCTGACTCGCACTTCCTTAAAAGGAGGCGAGAGTATTTCGCTACTCCCACCACGAGAACATTCAGTATATCATTTCGATGTATCGAGTTCAAAGATCGAGAGGATGTTTGGTACGGCTCGTGTAGCAATGAACTCATCATCATGACTCTTAAACTCGTTATAGATCATTCTCTCTGCACGTTCTGCTATCTCCGGAGTAAGCTCTACATTTTGCTCTTTCGCAACTTGAGAAATCAGCAGCCCGTACTCGAAGGCAAGAAGAAGCTTCTTTGGCCCAAATAAAGGTATATTAAACATTTTCAGTTTTTACTTCTTCGACGGGTTCTACTGGTGCATCCGTTACTTGTTCAGTTCTTGGTTCCGCTTTCTCATACTGTTCATCATCGATCCACATCACCTCAGTCCGTATGATTGTTGTCTGAGGATCGATTCGCTGAACTGCCTCAGAACGAACATGTAAAATCTTCATGAGGTTAAGAACCTGATCGACTTTCGCTTTTGAACGTGCTCGCATTTCTTCTGGTGTCATAGTTATTTTTGTTTCTTCGGTGTCCCGAATGTGGTTTTTAAATTTGCTCGACTGTCGGCTTTTGCCGGGTTGGTGGAAGCCTTATTTCCTCCCACTGGTTTGAATGGAAACTTACCCATTTTATAGTTGACTTAAGTGGTCTTGATACGCATCGGATATTTCCCATGCGGTCTTAATAATACTGTCCTCCATTCGTACAAACTCTCTCGGATCGAACTCTCTGTGAAAGGTTTTGATACGACCGGTGGCTCTAATAATTTTAGCACCGTCTCTCCAAAAATCGACCTGCTCCTCCTGGGTTTCCTTTGTTTCAATCCAGTGGAGATCGGCATACTCTGGGAGAGGTTTTCCACTCCACTTGAGTCCTACGCCGTAGTAGGGGAGCTGATCGTGCTTCTGAACTCGTGCCATTGTCCACGGCTGGAGCCCCGTCTTGTATTCCCCGATACCATTTTGCAGCACGACGTATTTATCGAGGAAAGCCAGAATAGGAACTTCACCACGGATCAAACACTTTGGAGTGGTATCACCGGGCTTACCTGAGTTACCGATCTGAAATTCAGAAATACCTTCGATATCAAGTTCCTGAAGAACGCTCTGCATGTACTCATCCATCGGATATTCTTTTGCGAGTTCGTCGATCGCTGCATTCCTGTCCGGAATACGCCCCATGATTTCTTCGAGGGTCTCTACCATTTTGGAAAAATTACTTCCGAACCTAAGATACAGTGTGTCGAGCTTCTCGAGGTCTTCAAAGTATTCCTTCACGTATCGCTTTGGATTTGTGTCCCAGCAGTACTTTTGACTCCACGACAAATAACCTTTGGGGAGAACTAATTTTGGATATTTTGTACTCATTTGCATCTATACTACCAGAAATAAATCAATGTCGCCAGTGACACCAAGTGTATAACAAAAAGTGCAGTAGTACCCATGTTTGACAGTGGTTAGGGTATATACTTATTCATAGAGAAGGGGTAGTGGTACGTGATTGCGGTTCGACTCCGCACCCTTCGCCACAGTTCATTACAAGGAGAGCATCATGAAAGGCGGTCAAAACTTCCGTGACATGCAATCTAAAAAACAAGAAAAGGAGGATGCCCAGTGGGTCAAGCCACAACCATGCATGATTTGCAAAAAAGTCATCGGTGGGTATTATGGCTCCTGGGAAGAAGGCTGGACATGTTCCGGCGTCTGTGAGAAGGTACAGGCTGCAAAGCCTCGTTATCCGGATCATACTGAAGAAATGTTCCTCAACCGTTTAGGAGAAAGCAATGGAAGCGAAACTAAGGCAGATCCTCGATCTGTTGAACCTGTCACTTGTTGAGTTCTTCGATCTCGCCTTCCAGGCGAAGACCGGAAAACTCATGTCGGACGTGAGCACGGCGTACTCACAGTACGTCATGCACGGCGTTCTGCCGGACTTCGTGAAGGAGCACGTCGAGAACGTGTGGAGGGAGAAATGCACCTCTACCTAGCCGAAAAGATCCGTGCTCTAGGGTGCGGTAAGGAGTACTTCTTTCGTCTGGCGCACCAGTGGCGCTTCAAGAAGGAAGGGAACGTATCACAAGACGTACTTGAGTATAAACACTATGGGATCATCCCCGTGTACGTGCAAGAGTACGTGTGCCACATTCAAGAAAGTGACACACACAAATAAAAAGGGCCGCATCCGTGCGGTCCTTTGCTTATGTCTTATTGGTTGGTAAGCAAGCGTTCGTTATGTTGCCGTATTCTTTCAATCTCTTCATTTGCCCACTTGTCACCACTGTGAGCCAACATTTCTAACTCTACTGGAACCAGACGTATGGTGTTTTCCCATACTTTCATGCCCGCCATACTTTTTGTTATGTAGTCACCCATGTTCCTCATTCCTTATCTTAATAAGCCTAGTGCCTCTTCGATTGATTTACCGTCTGCGAGGTGGTCGAAAAACTCTCTCCAATATTCTTTCCAGCAACCATTTATATCAACTGAGCCATATAGTTTTGTATCACTAATATACGTGTCCCACTCCCGCGTTTTACCTGCCGCTTTCCATACAAGTGGGTCAAGAAGAACATAAGAAACAATGCGGTGGTAGTCTACCGGATGCAAGTTTTTTGATGTTTGTTCCCAATGTTTCAATTCCATCTGTGATGGTTTGAACCCTCCCTTAATCGCATCCTCAATAAATTGTTGTGTTGCTGTCATATATCTTTTTTCTTGATAATCCTCTGTTCGATTGTGTGGGGGGTCTACTTTTCAACTGCCTCAATTACCATCTTAAACTTCTGAAAACGCACTTCTTCAACTTTCATTTTGTCTTGTAGTTTTCTTTGTAGTTCATAGGGTAATTTTTCCCAAGTAAGTGTAGATATCATCTGGTCAACCATTTTATTTAACACTTCCTGAGTAAACGCTTTTTCTAACGCCTGTTTAAAACCATCAGTTGTAGCTAACTGCACCACAAGTTTGTTTACGATGTCGTGTCTGAGGTCGTTGACTCTGATTTCACGCACTTGAGTATTTCCATACTGGTCTGTCTCACTTAAAACCTGTGTACTGCCGTGCAAGATGCTGTCTAATGCTTTTTGTAATAATTCTTTTTCCATACCTTTCTCAATTACTCTTGATAATCCTCTGTTCGATTGTGTGGGGGGTCTTGCTAATAATATATTTATTGTTGTCTAGCCACTTAATAACAGGTTCCCCCGTATAACCACGTTCCCACACATACCACGCATATACCATCATTCCAGTATTGTGTTTTCCATCTTCTCTAAGTGGCTCTCCAAGTAACGGATAGCGAGTGAAGACGTACACTTTTGCAAGTGGAAAATCCTTATCAATCCAGATGTTATCGTATCGTTTTTTCCCATGTAGGTATGACAGTGGTAGGAGGAATATTATTTTAGATTGTGCAACCTGTTTCGCTTTTTGTATGAACTCGTATGCTAGTGAGTACGGCGGGTTTGTTATGACTGTCCCAAATGTCCGTTGCTCTTTGAGAAAATCAGTCTCAATGTCGTACGCCGTACATTGAATTAAGGAACTTATTGCTCCTTTCCCACAAGCGGGTTCAAGGACTTCCCCTATCATCCCTTCCTTTTCAAGAAGTAGTTTTGTTAAAGAATACGGGGTTTCGTAGAAATCTGATTTCTTACGTTTGCCTGTATTATTTGTGGAAAAGTTTTTTCCTTTCATACGTTTCTCAATTACTCTTGATAATCCCTATGGTCTGTGCTTGATTAAATTCACCTTTGAATACTCTGATAGAGGCTTCTGCAACTCTAATGTCGTCCTTTTTTTCTTCAATGAACTCATAACAGGTCTTTATCCATTCCTCGACCTCTGCTACACTCATTAAACCTCCGTGACCAAGTATTATTCCTTCTTGCTTGACCGTTGACCGCATTAAGTCATCGTTGGTTGTTCTGAATATTTTCTCAAACTTTATGTGTTTGCTCATAGTGAGGCAATATAGTGTTTTCTAATTTGTTCCTCCGCTTCTTCCATAGTTTGTCTATACGCTGGTGTAATATTTGTCCACCGACCTCTCCATAAAAAGTGAACCTTTCTATACTGTGCCAAATACCACAAACTACCAGTAGCTATTCTATTTACGACTATTTGATATTCATTCATACTCACTTCAAATTATCTTCATTGGTAATGGATTGCAAAAGTATTTTTCGGAGTTCGTCACCTCCTTTTGCCCGATGTCCTGCATACCCACCATTGTGCTTCTTTTATCTTCATATATCACTTATTATCCTTGAACCACCCATCCTACTGTTACTTGTTCTTTACTCGTTTGAAATCATACAAAGTATCTTTAATAATCATTAAACAAATAGGTGTACCGTCATAATATTTATTAAACATAATTCTTCTATAATAATTTATCCTTAATTCCTTTGTTTGTGGGTCTCTACGTTTCCAAAGTTTTAAACTAAACGATTCTCTCATATTTATGTATCATTACCTTTTACTCAGTTGGATAAAGAATATGACGGTAGGCGTAGTGTGCCTCGTATCCTTCATCAGTCCAAAAGTATCTACCACACTCACACTGTCTTATGAACATATAGTAATACGGTAGCGGTATTGCTGGAACCCATTGGCCTAATTTATTTTGTGTTTGTGGCATATTTTTATTTATTATCCTTTACTATGTCTATGGCTTGGTCGAGGGCTTTGTTAAATCCAATTACACGTTCTTCTCCCATCCATTCTGTTCCTTCCTTATAGTAAAGTAATGGGTTTTTCTTCAATCCCGAAATCCTCTCTACAAGCTGAGCGGAGTGTTGGTTGAAGGTATGTTCTATAAACTTCTCTACGTGGCTTGCTAGTGATTCGGGGAAGTCTCCATATTCTCGTACATCCTTTACGAACACATTGTAATTCTCACGCCACTCATTTGCGGGGGATGTCATATTGTCTTTGTCTTATCGCTCTCTAATGGTGTGGGTGTGAGGGACTTTGTGTACAGTTCCCATTCCTCTTTCCCCCCATCCCATTCGTAACTTTCGTTGCTTACTACTTTTCTAAACTGTTCAAGAGTGTCGGAGGTGTTTTGTGCGGTGGCTTCTCTTACTGTAAGCACTATCCAATTAACAAGAGCCTTTTGTGTTTCTTCGTTTACACCTATTGTCCCTACACGAAGTTCTGCTTTTCTGCGGATTTCTTCTGTTGTCATATCTCAGGGGTTACTCTATCTCGTAATTAACACATCCGTTCTTCACTATCTCTGCCTCAGTAGCGAGGATGGTATCAAGTACGATACTTTCAATATCGTCGGTTGTAATTTCCTTATATTTGGTTGCGAACTTCCAATTCTCTATCGCAATCTTCTGTTGTTCCTGGATGAATTTATTTCTGCATAATTTATCTTCGTAACACTTACATTCTAATTCGTGACAGTAAGGGCATTTGTTGGCGAGACACAACGCCCCAAGTGTGTGGTTATGTGTACAAGTAAGGTGACCGTCTTCAAACTCTAGATAGCATTTTTCTGTTTCCTCTATAAAGGTTTTGTTCATATGTTCATGCACATCGGGTAAATTACTTGATAACTGTTGTATATGGTCAGGGCTACGGTTGCGGTTACTAGGACTGTCATATCTCTAAATAATAATTTGGTGCTCTGGAACTTCCTTCAGTTTTTCTTGATACTCTGATTCGGTCATGTCATTCGTTGTTATTTCTATAATCCCCACACATACACTCGACACCTCCGTCTCCCATGTCCTCAAATCGATGTTGTTCGTCCATGTGGTAGGTACATCGATTTTTATCAAAGTTGTTGAGCTCAGAAAGACGTTCATCCGGATCCTCAGAAACCGCCGGGCCCCCATAGAGGTCGCTCACGATCTTATTAAACTTCTGCTTACCGATGAAAAATTCACACTTCGTACACTCGCACCCTGAGGACTTCTGAAAGAGATCTGCGTTACAGATGGGACACCTCATCCCTTTAAGCCTCGACCAGATGATTCCGCTCATATTACTTTCCTGAAAGTGAATAAGGCTGTCGTTCACGTCTTGCGAATGGCTTTGCCCAATTCGGATCTTCCATTCGTCTTTGATGTCGAGAGAGTACCCGGTACTGCCCCGCTCCACTCACTCGTTTATTTTTTACCTTTTTTATCATATTACGATTGTCGTTTATGACATCCAGAACAGTATGTCCGATCCCACCCCTCTACCTCATATGTATCTTTGTAGCAGCAGTCTGATTTATACCCCAACCACATCATTAACTTTTTGTATATGTTATGCATTTTTTGTTTTCTTAGTCTTTTTAGTTTTCTTTTCGTAGGTACAGTGAGGGTCAGTGCACCATCCCATTGCATGATTCTTGTCTGAGAACTCTCCAAAAAAATCATTGACCTCCTCGTCTGTTATTTTGCACTTCCGCAACCCCTCTGCAAACAATAACGTCCCGATTGGATTGTTGGTAATACAGTCAAGTATCACGTTCAGCAAAAGATCCCGTTTCTTATCGAATACCAGTACATAGTGCGGTGATTGGTGGTCCATTTTATTTACTTAAGTCCTGGTAACTTGCGACAATCGATGTGAACGCATTCTTATCGAATATCGCGTCGTAGATGTCGATCCTCTCGAGATTCTCGTTATAGAAGAATGGGTAGTCCTGAAGTCCAGAACGGATACAGCTCGTAAAGTCAAAGAGCGTCTCTGAATCCTGTGCAAACCACGGAGTGTGTAGCGATAGGTGAATCGTTGGCTTTACAAGAGCGAGTGCCTCTCGAATGGTACTACCTCCAAATATAACCTTCTCACCTCCCTCGATGTCGATTTTTATGAAGTTCGGATTAACACCAAGTACTGACTCGAGTGAAACCGCAGGGACTGGGTTCCACGTATCACTTCCCCATAGTTCACTTGTCATTGAATCACCGAATGTAGTTTTTGGGCCAAATGGAATCTGCTTCCATTCGTTTGATACAGCTACCGGGTATGCGACTACATTTTTAATCTGATTCAATCGAAGATTCATTTCAAGGTGCTGGAAGGCAACCTGATCTGGCTCGAATGCGAATACTTGTTTTGCCTTACGGGCAGCATAGAGAGACGTTGGTCCAATCCATGCACCGATGTCTACGAAGTTGCGTTCAGGGTCAAGAAACTGATCGAAAATTTTGAACGTCTCTGGTTCCCATGTCCCATTCGCAAATCCGGGCCAGAACCATTCGTAGCCACCGGTCACTAGGTATGGGACACTATTTTTAACGATGTTCATGTTTAGAATGCGAATGACGCCATTTTCTCCTTACACAACACAAGAAGTGCAGGCTTGTGTTCCTCTCCAATCTTTGTTGACTTCTCAATCTGAGCTTGGATGATCTCAAGAGCTGACTCGCTCGCTGATAGTGCAATAGCCTTCTCTGCCTTACGTACGGCTTCTGGGGTCTCTGTAGGCGCTGTAGGAGCCACTGATGGCGTTACTACTGCTACAGGCTCAACTGGGGCTGCTGGAGCCACTTCTGGAGCGTTAGGAGCAATATCAGCCATTGTCTTAGGAGCCTCCACAATCTTCTCAGTGACTGTTACCTTAGAAGTAAGCGCCTTCTCACCATAGGTACGATAGAGACCTTCGATAATCGGCATTACCGCGTCACGAGCCTCCTCCATTGTTGGAGCGATCACAGTAATCTTTGGCTGAAGATTTCCGTACGACATTGTAGGAATAACCGCTGCCATTTCAAATGACACGAGTTGGAATGCTGGCACTTTACTTCGAACGCTCGGAACAACAGTCTTCAGCGCCTTTGGTGCGACGACTTTCTTTGCTGCTACTTTTTTTTCTGCCATGATATTTGATATTATTTTTTGATTAAAGTTTTACTTTTGTGAATCGGAGCTGAGGAACTTCTTCGAACGTTGCATCCCCTGTCTTCTCTGCCTTTGCTTTTGCTGCCTTAAAATCTTCCCCGATCTCGAGCACCTCTTCTGGATATGTCCACACCTTTCGACTACCTGAACTAAATGTACCCACTGCTGTCTCGATCTTCTCGAGACCTTGATCGATCATTGACTTAAGAATGTGCGGTCGGAGCTGTTCCTTCTTTGCTTCGAGTGCTGCGATCTGTGATTCTAGTGTCGCATACTCTTCATATATATTTCCCATTATGCCTTATTACTGTTCTTGTAAACTTCGATACCTAACGTTAAAAGATGACGGTGAACATCACCTTCGAAAAGTTTCCCTTTCGACTTCTTTGTTTCGTTTTTAATAAAGTCGTGTTGAGACTCTAGGATACGAGTGTTGACTCGTTTCATTGGTTCTTTTATTACTGACATTTTTTGTTTTTACCTCCATCTAATAATTGCAATTACTCTAATAGTTTATGGCATGGCACTGTCGCTGTCAATGTCCAATGTGCACAACTCGTGTTGATAACGTCCGGGCCTCCCCTTCTGTAATCGATTTACACTCAGACTGGCGCAGTAGCACAATTTTCTCGTAGAGTATGAAGTAGAGAATATTGCCGAATTTAATAATCAAGTAGGCCGGGAGTGGTGGAAGACATCCACCATCACACGGTTTCTTTCTCGAGTCCTCATCTGAGAATTTCCAGACCAGTCCCTCTTTCTGAAGGGCAGGGAGACCCTCGTCTTGATTCACCTCTATCTTTGAGAAATTGAACCTCGTCCCACTCGCCACCTTGAGCTCGTAGTAGCAGTACATCCGAACCTCTCGGAGGTATTGATTTAGAATTGTATTTACCTTTGCTTCTTTCATTGATTCTTGTTGAGGTGTTCTCGTGTCTTTGGTCCGAAATATCCGGCTGTCGGAGTGATCTTATTTTTCATCTGATACTTTGAAACTGCTGCTCGTGTAATCTCCCCAAAGAATCCGTACGATGCACTTTTTGGCATTACCATGAGTCCACTCTTCACGAGATACTTCTGAAGAGCAACAACATCCGGACCAGTAGAACCGAGTGTGAGGTCGTTGTTAAATACGTACTTGTCCTCTTTGTCCATGATGACCCACGCCTCAGTGAAGAACCCAATTTGAGTGGTGTATTTGAACCAGTAGTACCCAGCTTCTTGTTTTGTGTTATCGGGGCACCACGTACGACTCCACGAATTCGGACCACCGAGCTCATCGCCTTCTTTCCAGTACTCGTTAATAGTCATGATGTGACCACTTTCTTTTTTCTCTGGAGCTCGCACAGGAAGAAGGTCCTTAGCCTTTCGAGTAAACTTACCCTTCTTATCGGTGTGTAAATTTTTACCGAGTGCGAATCGAGACACAACAACTTTCCCTTTATTTATCTCAGTAGCAATCTCAGTGGAACTTGGAGCACTTCCATCGATGTTCGGGGAGATTCGGAAGTATCCCGGGATCTTATGTTTCTCAGCGTTATCGAGAATGTCATTTGGGATTTTCCCACCGTACTTCACTTTGAACGACTCGATAAACTGTTCGTATGTACCATCGGTCTTGAGTTTGTACGCCTTACAAAACTCTCTCTCTGGAATGCCGTAGTTTGTTGCAGTCTTAAGCATCGTGAGTGCTGAACTACCTTCAAAATGACTTCCGAACTTGGGGTCATCGTACAACGTCTTTCCCATGAGGTACCCCCAGTACTCGTCGAGACGTACCCCGTCACGGAAATGATTCTCTGCTGCCATACGAACACCACACATCGTACAGATACCCACCTTCTTTTGATTACAAAGATCGTTTACACAGTCGTAGTTGAGCGGTACCTTTCCACTACTCGGCATCATTCCACCGAGTGCAATCTCACTCGACATGATAGTGCGTGGATCGTTCTCGCTCTCTAGCGCTCCAAAACTTATTTCATTTTCCATTTTGTTGTTGCTCATCTTTTAATGTGCTCAGTTCACTCCATCGTGGTAGCCCTAATTTCTTTCTGTTTACTCTGTACCACTCTCGCCTCTCTCTCCTCGTCATTTTTTCCTTAAGCCCCGTTTGGGGATCGATGATATTTATTGACATACTATAATGCGCTTAATTTTTCTTGAAAGTCCTCTCCCGACATGACCGTCTTATGACACGATTCGTCGGCTCCGTCCGGCACGACAAGATGAATAAACAGATTCTTCTTAAGATGCTGTGAGTCCAGTATTCGACCTTTCCCCTGATCGTAGTGAAGGAACCGGTTCGACTTTGAAGCAAATATCGCACACGGTACTGACGGGACTCGGTACCCTTCACAAATCGCAGCCTGTACCACAAGGACCCCTTTCTCTTGCTTGTCGAAGTCCTCGAAGACTGTGGCCCGTACCGTTGGATGTGTGAACCCAGTCACTGTTCGAACGTAGTATCCAGCGTCCATAAGTGCTGCCGATATCGCATCGACCTGAGCGGTGTACGCAGCAAATACCATAAGCTTCGGGAACTCCTCTGCTCGATCGACAATGTAATCAATCTTTCCATTCTTGAAGTATTTCGTATCACGAATAAGACGCTGCTCGATCTCGTTAAGGTCCTCCACCTTGCGGGTGTATAGAATTCCGTTCTCAATCGTACGCATATACGACCGTCGAATAAACGCATCGGCCTCATTTTCATTGAGCTCTCGAAGTGCTACTTTTTGTTCGTCCGATAGAGAAATCTCAACCTCTTCGTGAGTCTGTTCTGGTACGTCCATAAAGTCTGCGAGTGATCCGGTGTACCCTAGTTTCTGTACATAGAGCGCAAGACGCTGCCGTGACGCCTCGTCCTTTCGGGGGAGCCACACCTGCCTTCGTCCCATCATGGTCGGAAAATAGAACGCTTCTCTGAATTTGAAGAAGTCCGGGTTCTTCCCCTGAAGCTTTGCGATCGCCCACGCATTCATTGGTTTTGATACTGGTGTTGCTGTTGCGATATAGAACCGCTTCGGTGGGTAGGTCTGAAGGTATGTAAAAATCGCTTCGAATGTCTTTGAGGTCTTTGGTATTGAAACCTTATTCCTCTGCCGTGTGTCTGGAAGTACCCCCACTGCCCGATGCCCCTCATCGAGGATTACGGTATCGAACTGCCCCCACTCATCGGCCGTTCTCCAAAACATATCGTAGTTAATGACAGTGAGGTCACGACCAATTGAAAACTTCTTATCATTCTTCTGCCACGTCTCATCGACCATCTGCTGTTTCGGACAGATCACAAGCGTACGCCCTTCAGCAAGAATGAGACAGGTCAAAGTCTTTCCAACGCCAGTACCAAGAAATACTCCCGTGTTGGTTTTATTTTCGGAGATTATTTTCTTCTGAATATCGAGGAACTTAATTCCCGGATAGTCTATTTCCCAATGAATTTCACTCATAGGACGTCATCTTCTTGAGGCTGATAACTATTTACTGGTGGCATTGGTGGCATTACCATCCCTGATTCGTCCCAGTCGTTTCTTGGCTCGACCCCTTTGAACCACCCGGTCGTGTGTCCACTCTCTCGATCGATATAGAAGAACTTCCCCGTACGCTTCCCGTACGCCTTCATCTCTTTTGTAAATGCGATATTACTCTTATATTTTCGACCGTCCTTCATACAGAAATCACGGTAATCACTGTAGAGTTTTGAGATGAGTGTGATCGCGTCCTTATCAAAACGAAGACATTCACCAACAAATCCATCGACCGATGAGTTTTCTTCTCGGTACTCAGCGAGAGAAACAAGTTGTTCTTTGGTGACCACAAACTTCTTTTCCTTCATAAGACTTCGGTACCCTTCGAGCATCCAGTTAAGAATTCCAGAAAGTTCTTGAGCAAGTTTTCCATCAACGAACCTCAGTTCCGTGTCCGGGTTATTACGGAAGTTATTGTTGAACTGCACGACACAGATACGCCTTTCGGTTGCAGTCGATGAGTCATCAACTCGAGGCATTGTATTGACCGCAAACACGAACTTCGCAGTCGGGGTGAATTTGAACTGGTCCTTAAACTTCATATTGATCGTGAGTGACTCACCAGAAACAAGCTTCTTCAGTTTGTGACTCTGGTAGTAGTTTCCTCCGACCTCCTCAATAATGTTAAGCCGTTTACCGATAAGACCTTTGAGGCCGAAAGTGGAATAAAGATCCTCAAGATCGATCCGTGATGTTCCTTCTTCGCCAATAACCATTGAGAGTGTGTCAGCGAACGTTGACTTTCCATTACCTCCATCTCCAACCAAGAAAAGTGCTTTTGCATGTGATACTGAGCTAGTTAGTAAATACCCACCGAACTGCTGAAGCATGAGCTTTTTGTCATCTTTCTCCGGCCCCGCCATCCATGCCTCGAGAGATCGCTCCCATGTTGGTGCTGTTGCCTCTGGATCGTAGATAACCGGTGACTGCACAAGTGACACAAAGTCCGGGGTGTGCGGTCGCAATTCTCCCGTAGAGAGTTGAAGTAGTCCATTTCGTACATTGAACCAGTCCCCTTTGTCGTTTGTAAGTACCAAGTCCGGGATGATCGCAAGAAGACACGCCACTTTGTCAGACACGTTTCGTTTTGTACGATACCCCCACAACATGTCCTCATGGAGCATGTTCAAAATGATATTTGAGATTTGTTGATCGGTGAGCATCTTATATACACCACCCTCGTAGTTGAACACGATACCGACCTCGTTCTTTTTGAGATACGGGTATCGACTCGCAATTTCATACTCGTAATTACTGAAGCGAGCCTTGTCTGTGTCCTTCTTCTTTTTTGATACGTTCGCATACGCCCCCTGAATTTTGAGCTGCTCCTCCGGGGTCATATTGAATGCAATGAATTCATTCTTGTACGAATAGTTGTATCCTCCTCGATACGCAGAATTCACTGTATTCAGAATCTCTTGCCATCCATTACGTTCATCCTCAAGCCCATGCCACCCGGTCCCCTCGAGGTGCTTAAGTGCCTTTTCCTTGCTCCACCCTGCCTGTCGCATTAACGCAGCAGTAACAAGTAGCGCATTGTTCGCACAGTTCTCTCGAGGTAGTGACGAGTCATCACGGCCATCGATGAGTTTTATAAATGACGGTCGTTCCTCGATTGGATATTCCTTATTGACCATCTCGAAAAAGTTCGCCTTTTCAGCTTCAGCGTACTTCTCGAGGTGCTGCCCTTCGGTAGTTTTTGCAAACGGTGGGACAGTTGACACCGATGACGGGAACGCCTCCTCCACCTGGTCCATCGAGTAGTTCGCTGCAATATTCTTGTGAAGGCCTTTTATTTTGAACGGCGCATTTTTAACTCCGCCCTTATATGCATCCCCGGACTTCTTCCAATAGTAGGTATCCGGGATACGCATGATGCGAGTGATATCTTTCACAACTGGATCAGCCTTAAGTGTGGTCACGATCGATTGTTCAATTCGTTCCCATCGAGCAACAATCGAATCCCACTCAGTGGCATCGGTATAGTCTTCTTTGTATATAACTTCATCGAGCACCCAGTACACATGATATCCATTCTTTGTTTCAAGAATGAACGTCGGCATTAGTTTCTCTTTGATCGCTTCGAGTTCGGCTGGATCCTTTCGTCCATCGATATCAATAAAGAATGCATTGAGCGATGTGCAATTCTCTTTCTTAGCATCACTCGCACCTTTGAATCCGTTTACACTGAAGTACGCCTCATAACCCTGATTATTGAGGTCATCCCGTTGCGTTGTACTTGATACTGGGAATCGGCTTTCACCGGTCTGATCAATGTATCGGTATACATGGTCCGGGAAGGAATCTAGGAACTTGTGATTTTTTTGTGAAGACATTTTGTTTAATTTTTCAACATCAGAAGGAATGAGGTTCGAACTCATATGGAGAAGGGGTTTCAAAGAACCGTCCCTTATCTCTATTCAGTCACGATTAGACTCTGCAATACCAGTTCTGCCATCCTTCCATTAGTCACACACACAAAAAGGGAAACATCCCGCTCCGAGTGAAAGCCCCTGCTACAGGGCAAAACTCAAATTGGAATGAATCCCTATTTGTATGTGCGACTATTTGGTTGTGTGTAGCAGTATTCTTTTTCATGTTCGTACCTTCTATTCTACCACCCTCTCAGCCTCTCCTCGTTCAACTTGTGCATCCCCTACAGAAACCGGCATTTCTACGACCGCTCCAGCTGGAACGTGTTGTAGTGTACCTGTGGCGTCATTCCGTGTGGTCTCACCGAGCATTCGGTATTTAGCGATTACTTCAGTCGAAGACGCTTCTTCAACAACTTCTGGTGTAATAAAGAGATCTGCACCTGGTTCGAGACCATCAAATGATTCCTCTGGAATCAACTCATCAACTGGTGCCTCCTCATTAGTTGCTTCTACTGCACCGTCCTCAACAATCTCTCCAAGTCCTTGTACATCTTTGAAATCTGACTCCATACGTTCACTATTTTATTGATTAAAAATCGTTCTCGTCTTCCGTACCTCCTTCGCTTCCATCAACGGCGAGTGCTTCCTGTGCTACAGGGGCAGTCTCCCGCTTTGGAAACTTTGGAATGATTGTTGTCACTACCATCGAGTGAAGGAATTCGAGCTGCTTTGTATCATCCCATACTTCTTGACCTTTGACTGTCACTTTTTCCATCTGTGGAAGTCCGTTTGGATTATCTTTTGTGTATGCATGCTTCAGTGTAACTCCATCCTGTGATACAAATAGTGAAGTCTTTTTCTTTCCATCATCACCAATCTTTTGTGACGGCTGCACCTTCATTTCTTTTGTAAGATCAGCGTTCGGTAGAATCTTAAGTAAGTTCTTGGCCGATGAATTACTGTATGAAAGTTGAAGTGTCCACTCCTCACCTCCATCAATGAAATCAAACAACCAACTCTTCCCATATTGCTGTGAATCCTTTGTTCGAATTCCAACGAGCTTTCCGGTGAATGAATCGTGATACACCTCGTGCACGATTTTCTTTTCTTTGTTCTCTCGCCGTGTTGCTCCCGGCGTTCCTTCTGGTACACGGATCGAAAACTTTCCTTCGTAAATATTAAAAAACTTTCCTCCTTCTCTGTCTGCGAATCCCATATATTTTATTTGATTTTATTCTTTGATTAATGCGAGTGCTCCTCGCGCTTTAGATTGTACCGCCATGTCGCTGTCGCCACAAGTGCCTCGTATGTGCATAACTCTATTATGGCGCATGCGGGCATATAATTGGGCCTTTTTTACTCTTGCATGAATGGCGAAATAGTGGTCCCTTTGCACTTCGAGAGTATGGATGAGAATGTAATGCGTGGCACATAAAACTGGGTTATTTTGTAGATCAGTACGATCAACTCCAGCATGTATGCATAGGTCGCATTGGGTCATTGTGTATTCATATTATCACGAATTTTGTTGGTCCAAAACCTTCTTCATAATGACGTTCACAACGTCCTCAGTCGTGTCTTTTGACGCCGGGAATTCCCCGGCATTAGCAATTCCTTCATCGCTTTCGAACATGAGTGTGCCCTTCTTTGGGTACCATACGTACTTCCCTTTCAAGTCCGGGTGAAATAGTCCTAGTTGCCAGGGTTGATACTCTTTTACAGTAACATCCATCGCCGTGAGGAATTTATAGTCTACGCCTTTTGTATATTCGTTATTTTTAATCATGAGAACCCTCCCTTCTTATCAAGTAACCCTCTCCTTTTTGCTTCAGCGTGTAGACCGCGATAGTCGAACATTCGTTCAACTTCCTTACCTTCA